ACTAAAGTATCAGTAAGTATCAGTAAGTATCACTAAATTTAAAAATTTACTGATACCTATAAACAAAATGAGTATAATATGATAAAATATATTTTATAGCAAATTTACTGATACTTTGTGATACTGTGATACCGATGCAAAAACACCGAAAAACACAAAATCATCCAACAACGTCAAAAACATTGTTAAAGTTGCGGTGAGTATTAAAGTATATTTACAAAAGTTGTAAAAATGCTATAATTAAAAGCACAAACGAAAAGGAGGATTAAGGAATGGATTTAAGAGAAGCGTTTGAAAAGTCAACATTGACTTATGCGGACATAGCACATGAGCTCGGGTGTTGCGAGGTATCCGCACGGAATAAAATCGCCGGTAAAACCCGTGTGTCAAAGGTGGAGTTAGAAGTGCTCAAAAGGATCCTCACAACAAATGAAGAGATAAGGGAGGAGTAAAATGTTTGACTTAAAAACCCAAGAGTTGATTTTCTGTGGGTACCGTAAGGGATCGGCACCAAAGAAACCGCTTGATAATAAGTTATACAGATACGATGAGGTTAAGGATCTCGATAATTACGGCGCTCAATGTCAAAAGGGTGTTATCGATGTAAGCTTTGATGATAAAGACCTGTTTGATAAGATCCTTGACATCTGTGAGGAATGGAACACCGTCACATACGCCATTTACTCACCCCACGGCGGTCATACCTATTGGCGCACGGACAAGGATTTTAAGGATGGTAAAGATATAATCCTCGCCTGTGGTGTTAAAGCTGATATTCACTCGCACGGTACTTATATACCTCTTAAATGTGACGGGAAAGAACGTGAGGAGGTGTTTGATGGTATAGCAGACATCCCCACATTACCCACATGGCTCTATCCCACACGTAATGGCGTGGATATGTGGCAGATGAAAGAGGGACAGGGGCGCAATGATTCGATAAGTAAACAGGTTTTTGCTATCGGTAAGCTTAAATTGGAAGAGGATGAGATTAAAAACATCATTAATATATGTAACCAACACATCCTTAAAGATCCTATTAAATCCGATGAGCTTAAAACCATATTACGCCCGGAAACGTTTGAAAAGGTCAATACATCAATGTTTTTTGATGATAATGGCAAGTTTCAAACCAATCTTTTCGCCCGGTACGTGATAAATGAGCATAACACCATATATACCAATGGTCAGCTTTGCATCTATGACGAAGAAAGGGGATTTTACGATCCTAACGCAAGATTGATTAAGCATACGATGATAAGCTTATTCAACAACATCACGATGTCAAAGCGGAATGAAGTCTATGATTATCTGACCATCGAAGCACCGCAAAAGGAACAAAGTTCAAGAAGATATGTGTTATTCAAGAATGGTGTCTATGATCTTGCAGAACAGAAGTTGTTGCCGCATTCGCCTGAATTCGTCATCAGCAATCTTGTTCCTTGGGATTACAATCCCAATGCTTATTCAGAGCTTGTTGATAAAACCCTGGATAAGTTATCCTGCGGAGATAAGCAGATTCGGACACTTATCGAAGAATGCATCGGTTACTGTTTCTATCGTGATACCAAGCTTGGAAAGTGCTTCATCTTAACCGGTGAGAAAAATAATGGTAAATCTACTTTTATTTTTATGCTCAACACCTTGCTTGGGGATGATAATTATTCGTCTGTTGATATAACCAACCTTGCAAGAGAGTTGGACATCGCATCACTTGCTAACAAGCTTGCGAACATCAAGGATGATATTTCAGATAACTATATGGATGGTTTGAACGTAAGTCTGTTCAAGCAGGTTGCGACCGGCAACAGATGTAGGGGCAAGTTTTTATATAATGATCCCTTCGACTTCTATCCGTATGCGACCTTGATATTCAGCGCAAATAGTATTCCGAGAATCAAAGATCCGACAGGGGCCGTGACAAAGAGAATGATAATCATTCCGTTCAATGCGGTATTTACAAAAGACGATCCGGACTTCGATCCTTTCATCAATGAGAAATTATGTCAGGATGAATGTATGGAATATCTTGTTCGTATCGGAATCGAAGCACTTTTGAATGTCATCAGAAGGAACGGATTTTCGGAATGTAAAGCATCAAACGATGAGATGGATGCATATAAGTTGAGTAACGACTCCGTGTTGAGCTTCATCGAGGAATACGGAGCAGATCAGATCGAAAACCAATCGGTTAATAGCGTGTACACGGCGTATGAGCTCCATTGCAACAATAATGGTCTCAAACCCACCACGCAAGTGATGATGAGCAAGAAGATTAAAACCGCTTTGGGCTATGATGTCAAACGTTCAAAGATCAACAATAAACTGCATAGCATCTATGTTAAAGCATGAGTTTTTTAGAGCTCGGTATATCCGGGCTCTATTTTTATTAAAATTTTTTTATAAAAAAGTGTTGACAATGATATAAAAAGGTGATAATATATAGGTACAAACCAAGGAGGTAATGAATATGATAAAGCAGAGTAGACATGGAGTAATTGAAGAAGTAGCAACAATGATTAGAACCGGCGCAAGCGAAAAGGTAGTTGGTGATTATGTAGATGCGCTTTATAGAAAAGAAGAAATCACCTCAAGAGTTTATGAGTTACTCATTGGAATGATTATAGATAATTATTAGGAGGTAATGAATATGAAAAATATTTGGTATGCGGTTTTAAAAGATAAAGATGATAATGATTGGGGTACAGGATCATATGATCTTGAAGAAGCAAAGCATATGGCAAAAGAATGGGGTAATGAGGTTTATATCGCAGTAATAGAAGAGGGAAATGACCCCATCTGTATCGAAGTAATTGAACAGAAAGATTTTTAAATTTAGCCCACCACGGAGGATAAGATGGTAGAAAGGAAAAGCAAAATGAAGAAATGGAGAATCGTTTATTGGTTCGGTTCGATAACAACAGAAGCATTTGTTAAGGCGGATTCTAAAGAGGAGGCAATAGCCGAGTTTGAAAAGATCAAGGGCAAGGGTAAAGACACAATCATTAACATTGAAGAAGTTTGACAATAATCCCGCCCCGGAGGTAACGAGGGTACCATAGGAGGTGCAGAATGACAAGACACGAAAGAGAGATAACAAAAGAGATTTATGACCACGCTAAAGCTAACCGGGATTATATCACGGCTGATGATAGAAGTGAGGTTTTTACCATATCAGAGCTTATTGGATATGGTGTATATGGTGCTCAAGTGTTTGAGCGTGATGGTAAATATTATGTGGGCTACTCACTTGGTAGCACTTGTGATTAAGGAGGATGAATAAATGAGTTACAGATTGATTGATGCTAATGAGTTAGCAATTAAACATCCCGAGGTTAATGAGATGCCGTGTATATATGTGGATCTGCCGAATGGTCTTGATGGTAAACACCACAGGATCCTCCCGGATGCAAAGCACGAGGATAATTACTATGATACGGCGAAAAAACTCGATGAGATTGAGTTTCAAGATTTCGCTATGTGGTACCTGTTAAGAGCTTACATCACAAAGCTTGAGGATCAGTTAAAGGTTGCTACTAACGCCTATGAGATATTTGCTATTAAAAAGCAACTCGATGGGCTTAAATTAACGGTGGATGTTTTAGCGGAGGAAATTTTCTAATGGATAAAAAAATAATACTTGATCTTTGTGGTGGTACAGGGGCTTGGAGCAAGCCTTATAAAGATGCCGGATACGATGTGAAACTTATCACTCTTCCTAAATATAATCTCTTTGATGTTGTCGAGAGAGAGAGAGAGTTAATAATAGGTGATTTGATTATAAATGCTGATGATGTCTATGGTATTTTATGCGCTCCCACCTGTACAATGTTCTCGCTTGCTCGTACAACGGCTAAAACGCCAAGAGATTTTGAGGGTGGTATGGCGCTTGTTAAAAAATGTCTTAAGATTGTTTGGTTTTGCAGATGCTCAAATAATTCTAAATTAAAATTTTGGGCACTTGAAAATCCAATGGGATATTTGAGACAGTTTTTGGGAAAGCCACCCTATACATTTAGCCCCGAGGATTTTGGAGAATCTTACAGTAAAAAAACAGATTTATGGGGATATTACAATATTCCAAAGGGTTGCTATCGTGAAATGACAGATGAGGAAAAAGCACGTTGCGCCATCAATAAAAGGATCCTCCCGGAATTACCCGAGGGATATGAGTTACCCGATAATTTTACGAGACAACAGGCAAGAAGAAGCATGACAAGCTCTAAATTTGCCGAGGCATTTTTTAAAGCAAATAAATAATTCTTTACAATAAAAGCCTTTTATAATATAATGTTTATATAAGGAGGATAACAAACGATGGAAAATAAACACGAGGCGTGGCATTTAGCACAAATGCAGTCTCTCCCATTAAGTATTAAAACCCGAATGTCAGAAGATCGCATTCGTGGGTGGTATGATGCTTTTGATGGTGATGTATATACATCAATATCGGGTGGCAAAGATAGTACAGTTTTAGATCATATAGTAAAAGGGATGTACCCGGATGTCCCGAGTGTGTTTGTAAATACCGGCTTGGAATTTAACTCCGTAAGAGAGAGAGGAACAGAGCTTGCGGATGTAGTTTTAAGACCAAAAATGAACTTTGCCGAGGTTATTAAAACATATGGCTACCCTGTGATAAGTAAAGAGGTAGCTAAAAAGGTACATGATTGCAGAACCGCTGAAAGTAATGGGCTATTTAATAATTATGCACGTAGACAGTTTGAGGGTAATTATGTATCACCAGCCGGAAAAACCAACGGTGTATCAATAACAAAATATAAATTTTTACTCGATGCTCCATTTAAAATTTCCCATAAATGTTGTGATGTTATGAAAAAATCACCCACCAAACATTATGAACATGAGACCGGGCGTAAACCATTCATTGGCACAATGGCTAATGAAAGTATGTTAAGAAAAAATAAGTGGTTAAAATACGGTTGTAATGCGTTTGAGCAAAACAGACCCACAAGCCAACCGTTATCGTTTTGGACGGAACAGGATATATTACAATACATCAAAAAATTTGATCTTAAAATAGCCGATGTATATGGTGATATTGTTTACTATGACAAATTTGGTGAATATGCTGACAATCCATTTGGCGTAGAGATGAATTTGAAAACAACAGGCGCTCCACGTACAGGTTGTGTGTTCTGTATGTTTGGTATAACACAAGACACAGAACGGTTTTTAAGACTTAAAGAAGTAGAGCCCATCAAATATGAATACGTCATGAGAGGTGGGGCATTTGATACAGATGGATATTGGAAACCGGCGCCGGATGAAAATGGAAAGATGGGGTTGGGGTATAAATTTGTTATAGATTGGCTCAATGAGCATGGAAATCTGAATATAAAATATTAAAAGGAGGACAATTAAATGATTAACTTTGAATTACTTGAAGAATTTATCAAGCGTAGCGGAATGAGCTACACTAACATCGCCAAGGAGTTAAACATCACGTATGTTGCTCTCATTGCAAAGCGTAGAGGTGAGAGACCTTTCACGCTCACCGAGGCTTTAGCACTCAAGAAGATCTTAAACCTTACGCAATCGGAGTGGAACGCAGTTTTTGACGAGGTGGAATAATGTATAAGACGGTATAAATCAAAGGAGGTGATGACATCCATGATCAAACTATATCCACATCAGATTGAAGCTCTTAATTTAATTAAAGACCATAACAGGTGTGCCATATATTACGACATGGGTCTTTAGCTCGGCAAGACATACATTGGCTCCGAAAAAATGAGGGAGCTTGGCGCAAAGCTAAATTTGGTAATCTGTCAGAAATCCAAGATTGATGATTGGATTAATCATTTCAAAGAAAACTATGAATTTGGCACGATGCTGATTGCAGACCTAACGAATGAGAAGCAGTGGGATGTATTTTTTAAATACCTAAATAATCCAACGAATTTTACTAAAGATTGTCTCTTTGTTGGTGTTATCAATTATGATCTTGTGTGGAGGCGCTCGGAATTGCTCAAGCTCCATGATTTCACACTCATGCTCGATGAGTCCTCATTAATTACTAATCGCACGGCTAAACGTTCAGCATTTATCCTCAATTTAAATCCAACCAATGTGATCCTATTAAGCGGTACACCCACCGCCGGGAAGTATGAAAAGCTATGGAGCCAAATCAAGCTTCTTGGTTGGGATATTGATGAGGACACCTTTTGGAAATCATATGTGGATTATACATGGATTGAAACAAACGATGGATATTGGGAGAAACAGGTTAACGGCTATAAAAACATTAACCATCTTAAACGTAAGTTGAATAAATTTGGGGCTATCTTCAAAAAGACCGAGGAGGTTATTGATCTCCCGGAACAGGTGGAACAATGCGTATATATCGAGCCCACAAAGCTCTACAAACAGTACCTTAAAAACCACTACGTTGAGGTTGATGGTCACGAGCTTGTTGGTGATAACATACTCGCCAAGATAACCCATGAGCGCCAACTCTGTGGTCAATACTGTGAGGATAAGTTGAAAGCATTTAAAGATCTTGTGGAAAGCACCGAGGATAGATTAGTGGTGTTCTATAACTTCACGGAAGAATGGTACAAGATGGCAGAGATAACGGATGTGATCGGCAGACCATCGGGAGTTGTAAATGGTCAGTTTAAGCACCCCGAGGTTTTGGATAACCATGAAAATGGTGTGTTGTTTGTGCAATACCAAGCCGGGGCTTATGGTTTAAATCTCCAAAAAGCCAACAAGGTTATATATTTTACACTCCCTCTTGGGATTGGATCCTGTGACATATGGGAACAATCAAAAAAGCGTATCCACCGAATTGGTCAAGATCACACGTGTTTCTATTACTATCTCATTGTTAGAGATAGCATTGAAACGTGGAATATGGAATTATTAAAGACCGGAAAAGAATTGACAGATGAATTGTTTAAGGAGGTCAAAAGATGAAGCTCACAAAAGAACAGGCGCTTGAAAACCTGTACAATATCATCAAATTCGGTGGATTGATGATGAGTGCGGAATACGTTGAATCGGTGAGGATGGCAACAGAGGCTTACGAACAGGAGCCCGGAAAGGACATGGGGCGATACGATCCTTATACAGATTCCTTTGTAAATGAAGATTGCATAAGCAGACAGGCGGTAGATAAATTATCAAAAGAGTTAGTACACACAACGAGAGATAAAGCCGATTTTCTTTGTAATTTTTGGGAAGGGTTGCAAAAGTTACCACCCGTTCAGTCGAAACCAAAGGCAGGATTGGTTCCTGTTAGCGAAAGTTTGCCCAAGGCAGGTGAGTATGTCGGGAATATTCCAAAGTATTATCTTGTGCAGAATGAGTTTGGAGATATGTTAGTTGCAAGATATACTCATAGTGAGTATTGGGAGCAGATATATCAGCATAAGCCTATTGCAAACGAAATTGTAGCGTGGTGTGAGTTACCAGAACGTTACGGATCAGAAAGCGAGGATAAGTGATGACAAGAAAAGAAGCAAAAGACTATATCAGAGAATGGTGTCCGTATGACAGGCAAGAAGAAATCATAAAAGCGTTAGAACAAGAGCCTTGCGAGGACGCTATAAGCAAACACGCATTGCTCAATGACTTATATAAAAGGCAGTATAAAAAGTTTACTTGGAGAGATTTTGTAGCACACGTTCAATATCAGCCTTCCGTTCAGCCAAAGTCAGAGTGGATTCCCATAAAGACAAGATCACTGACCGAAGAAGAAAAAGCGGAGATGGGTACAGAAAGCGATTATATGTATAATTGTCCATTGCCGGATGACGGTGAAGAGGTGGAAGTAACAACGCATTTGGGTGATGTGACTTTGGATGTTTTCTGCCGTGATTCTTCGGGATGCTATTTTGAGCATTATTGCGATGATGGCGATGTACTTGCGTGGAGACACAAGCCCGAGCCTTACAAAGCAGAAAGTGAGGAATAGTGAGAAATTATCAATGGTGGAAAAGACAAAAGAAAAGAGTACAGAAAAAGTACACACTTTTGTTAGGGCGTTATCTATCGCCTAAAGAGTTACGTGGGTGGTATAACCACAGGATAGGCAGAAAGTGAGGAATAGGCATGACAGATATAGAGTTAGTAATTAAAATATCAGAAGATTCATATAAAGCAACTTGTAGTGGTTCAATGTTACCACCGCATGTTGAAAATGTTGTTAATGCAATTAAGACCGGCACACCACTTCCAAAAGGACATGGGAGAATTGGTGACTTGTCAGAACTTGAAACAAGAATAAGTAATTTCATAGAATATTACAAGAATCTGCTTGAAGAAACAAATCCAATAACACTCGTCTATATGAACCATATTCTTGATGGAATCAGATATACAGACACAATCATAGAAGCAGACAGCGCAGGAAGCGTGGTAGAGAAATGAAAGTGTGGAAGTTTAAAAAGCGCATTGAAATAGACAAAACAATTGGCAATATTCAAATACATACATTCCACTATGGCGGTTTAGATAAAAAGGGCAAAAGTAAAAGTTGGACGGAGTTACATTGTTGGTATGAGTGCGATTGTAAATATTGCCCGTTATCTTGGGAAGTCAGAGGGTACGATGATACTGATTGCGGTTGCTATATGGCAGAAGCAGGAGAAGATTATCCAAAGTCATTGTTAATCTGTATGTTGCCAAGATGGATAAAGAAAATACTGTTAAGACGCAAGGTAAAAGGTGAGGAAGTATGACGAAAGAAGAAATGATTGAACAGTTAGAAAACACCATTTTGCTTATAAAGCAGAACGGTAAGGATTGGTTAGACGAACGCGATATACCGATTCTTGAGGCGTGCATACAGAGAATGAAAACCGAACCTTGCGAGGATTGTATAAGCCGATCCGTTCAGCTGAAAGTAAAGACGGGAAGATGGATTAAAAACAAAGAACAAGGCGTACAGGCAGTTGGCTACTTGACTTACCATTGTTCGGAATGCGGACGGGAGATCAGTAGTAAGTATCATGGAAAAGTGAGCCTGTTGAAAGAGTACCCGTATTGCCATTGCGGAGCAAAGATGGAAAGTGAGGAAAACAACAATGGATGACAAAGAACGCAAGAAAAATCTTATTCTTTTAGGAATAGTATGTGCGCTTAATTTTGTTAATGTAATCTTGTGTGTTTTAAGATTATTTATCAAATGATCAGAAAGTGAGAAACAACA